GCTTGACGGGGATCGCGTTCGGCCGGCGGGTCAGGCACGGACGGAGGCTTGGGGCGGAAGCGGCGAGGAACACCGACATAGGTCATAGCCCCGTCCTTCCTCCGTTGCGTTTTCCGACCTTGAGAAGTTCCTGACGGATGCACTCGGCCACTGCGCGAGGTTCGCCGACGACGCCAGAGACGTTCACGATGTAGGTGTCCCCGCCGCCGGCTGAGCCGCCGTTCGGGACGATGCGACCGTTCATGCTGGGCACGAACAGTTCTGCGCCACGCTCGCCGACGATGTAGGGCTGCCACGCTCGCACCGGCCCGCCCGCTGCTCGGTGTCCAATACCTCCGTGCAACGCCCCCGTCTGGTCGATGACGATGTGAATGCGCGAGTGCTGGCCGATGGCGATCAGGGTCGCGTTCAGCTTTTGCATCTCCGCGTTCGCCTTCGCAGTGGCTCGGGCGGCCTGGGAGCCGAACGTAGACCAGTGGTCGGCTATGCCACGCAGCCCGTCGACCATGTTGTTCTTGAAGCTCGTGAATGCCGCATCCGCCGCTTTCAGCTTTCCGCCGATCCCAGGAATCCAGCCGAAGGCAACGGCCGCGCCGTGGATGATCGCCTGGAAGACCGAGAGCATGATCGAGAGGTAGTCGGCGAAGATGCGGATCAGGAACGCGACGGCCTTACCCACTACGTGTTCGACCGCGTTCCACACAGTCTGCGCGACACTCTTGACCTCTTGCCAATGCGTGATGAGTAGGACGGTGATAGCGACCAGCGCGACGATGGCGAGGACCCAGGGGTTGAACAGTTCGATGACGACACCCACGACCGTGATGATGCCGCCGAGTATGAGGATCAGCGGCCCGAGCGCCGCAACGAGAGCGAGCGCAACCACGATCGCCTTCTGCACTCCTGGCGAGAGCTTCTGGAACCAGGAGATCGCCTTAGCGAGCCACTTGTTGACCTGCTCAACGATCTGAATGACCATCGGGCCTATCTGCTGGGCGAACTCCCGGAAGAGCAGATTGAGCTTGGTGAGTGGGGAAGCCGCAGCGCCGGCTGCCTGCGCTGAACCGCCGAACTCCTTGTTCAGCTCCTGCAAGATGACCTTCTGCGCGCCGAGCAGGTGGCCCGTAGTCGTCAGCCGCGTGATGAGAGCGACCTGGGAATCGGAGAACTCGACGCCGATGCGGCGCAGCGCGGTCATGCCGCGGATCGGGTCGCCCAGCGCCTTGCCGACCTGCACCGCCGCCGAGTTCAGGTCGGTGCCCATACGGGCGCTGACGTTCGCCACGGCGAGAGAAGCCTTGTCAAAGATCGCGTTGCCCTTGCCGACTTCGTTCCGCACGTTCGGGAAGGTCAGAAGGATGTTCTCCATCGAGTGAACGACTTCGGCGTCGGTCGCGGTGAGGTGTCCGAGCGAGGTCGAGAGCGCGTCGATGTGTCCCACCGTGACGTTCGCCGCGCCGCCCGTGGACTTGAGCGCCGCCTGCGTCTGCCCTTGGACCTTGTTGAACTGCGTCGCCTCGTTGATCGCGACCGTAAACCCCGCGACGATGGGAAGCGTCAGCGAGGTCGTCATCACGCGCCCGGTGCGGAACATCGACTTGCCGAGATTGGTGATGTGCGAGCCGAGTGACTGAACGCTCTTCTCGATGGATGCCTGCGCCCTCAGAACGCCGGACGCATCCGCCGTGTACTTGATGCTGAGCGTTTTGCTCGCCATCAGACGGCCCAGCCGTAAATCGTGGCGATGTTCCGCATGGACTCATAGATCAGGAGCAGCGTGTCCTCGGCCTTGTCGTCGATGGCCTTGCCCGCGAACCTCGAGCCGGGGCTGCCGTACTTCTGAAAGCCGCTCCACTTCCGGTGTGAGCCCCACTCCGCGCCCGCTGCGTAGGGAACGCGGTTGACGATGTTCCCCACGGTGCCTCGGACCTGCGTTTTGTACCCGCCCGCGAGTGCCCCTGTGCGGCGGGGCGAGAGTTGCGAGGACTCCTGGACGATGGGAACACCAGCGACCTTGATCGCCTTCGTGAGTTCGACCGGCGCCGTCAGCGCGGTTGCTTTCAGCGCGGCGCGGAACTCGTTGAGACCGGCGATGTAGGCGCCCTGGTTAGCCACGGCCCGCCATCCTTGCCGCGAGGTTGGAGGGGTCGAGCTTCGAAGCGTCCCCCTTGGCTTCCTTCGCCCGCTCGATGACGTACTCGAGCATCACCTCAAGCATCTCCGGGTCGCCCATGAGCGTGTCCGCAGGGATGCCGGTCTCGACGGCGAGGGCGGCCATCACGCGGGTTGCGCTTCCAGGTTGGTAGGGTCCGGTGCCTGGGCGCCCTCCAGCGCGTCAATCGTCTCGACGCTTTCCAGCCACTCCTCGAACTGACGGGTCTCACCGGAGCGACCGAGGATTCGCCAGATCAGGAACAGGGTCCATTCGGTGCGCGCGTCCGGAGTGTTCAGGGCGGCTGCCGAGATGCCGAAGTGCCGTTCGACGGCGACCAGGTCGGCGAGGAGGGGCTTGAGGAGACAGGTGGTGGTGGTGCCGTCCGTGAAGGTGACGCTGATCGTGCCTTCGTTCATGGCGGTACTCCCTGGTGAGAGCAAGGTCGCCTCGTGAGGAGCGGCGGGTCCGAGGCACTTTCCGCCACTGGTGGGAGCCGGTTGTGGACGGCCCCGCGACTGCCAGGATTCTCACCGGGGCGTCACGGGAGTAGGATCAGGCCATGAACAGAACGACGAAGGCAGGCATGAAGATGATGAAGATCGGAATGGCGGTCACGTTCTCGGTCTTCTTCGCCCTGATCCTTGCCGCGGTCATCATCGCGGCGACCAGCCACTAACTCGCGAGATACTCCGTAAGCGGAGTTTCCTTCTTGCTGCTGTTGCAGTGCTGGCACGCTGGCCGAATGTTCGACGCGAAGTTCGGGCCACCCCGACCGAGTGGAATCACATGGTCAATCTCCGTGGCCTCAGCGCCGCAGAGGTAGCACCTGCCGCCGTAGAAGTCCCAGCGGGCTTGAATCTGCGTGTGCGTGAGCGTTCCCTCGACGCCCAGCTTTCGCGCCTTCTGTCTGGCGAAATGGGCCTTGTCGCCCATTGGGTGCGCAGCGTTCCAGGCCTTGACGCGGAAGAGATTGTCGACGAGCTTCTTCGCCCTCCGCTCTTCCGGGTTGAGACGGCCGTCGCGGGCGATGGCCTTTCGGAGCGCGTTGCCTTGGACTCGTTCGGGCCGCAGTCGGTATTCGCGGTCGTAAACGGCTTTGCGCTGGTCGTATCCGGTCCGTTTCTTCCATCCCCGGTAGTAAGCCGCGCGACAATCCTTGCAGGAATTCATGCGCGTCCCAGCCGCACGATCGCGAAGCGCGAACGCCTCTAGAGGCTTGGTCTCATGGCAGTCGCGGCATTCCATAGACTCAGGCACTATAGTCCGCACCGCTGTTGTGGGAAACGATGCTATATGGCGCCGTTCCACCGAGGGCCACGAAGTTGAGCACCACCGGCATCGGGCCTGCGCTCGGGTCGATGTCGGAGAGATCCGCGGTGAAGGCCACCTTGTCCGTGCAGGTGACCGTGAGGTCCGTCGAGGCGTCAACCGCGAGCTTCATCGAGAAGGAGCCGTAGACCGTTGTCGGTGAGGTCGTGGTGCCGGCGCCCGTTCCCGTCCATGCCTTGATCAGGTCGGTCATGTCGTTCGGGATGATCGTGACCGAACCGTCCAGCGCTTGAAGTCCGGGGACCATGTCATCGGGGACCACCGACTTCGAGAGCTGCACCGGCTTGAGCGAGTTCGACCAATGCAACGTGCAGGCCGCAAGTTGACACGCCGCGGGGGTCGCTGAGGCGACCGAGATCTGGTAGCTCGCGAGCGCGTTCGGGGGCGTGTAGTAGGTCGCCGTCAGTTCGTCGTTGGTGACCGTGAACGCCGACCCGCTCGGGTTCATGTTCAACCCCGCGACGGAAGCGGTGACTTGCGGAGCGGTGCGGCCGTCCCATGCCAGCGTCACCTCGTCGAAGAGGCAGTCGGAAGCGAGCGTGTACGTCGGAAGCTGGCCCATCTTCCCGAAGAGGGTGAAGTAGGGGAGCGTCATCGCCGGGGTGATGGTGTGCGTATTCGGCGCGCCGCCCGCGAAGATGTAGCCGCCCGAGACCGCGTACAGCATCATTCCCAAGCTTCGGGGATAGGCGAGGGTGGAGAACGACCACGCGACCGAGGCATCCGTCCTGGAGGCGGATGGAGCCACGCGGCCAATCGCGGCGGTGCCCGCGACGGTGATCGGGTCGGGGGCTTGGGTGATCGAGATGTTCGCGACCTTGCCCGAGGTGAGACCGAATCCGTAGGTAGCCGGCGTCACTCCGGGGGTGCCCTTCGCAGCCTGCTTCTTGATCCCGAGCTGGCCAATCATCAATTGCTGAGCGGGCATCTAGCTCTTCTTCACTCGGGTCGCGTAGCCGAGCGCGACGAGCCGCTCGAGTGCTTCCTCCTGGGCCTCGTTCTTCGGAATGTGTTTGCCGGGTGAGAACTCAGAGCGGACCCGTTCGCCGAACAGGTCGCCTTCGACGACATACTCGCCTTTGACCTCGTAGGTCTCCATCTGCGCAGATTCTCCCGTCGCGGTCACGCGCTCGGATAGTCGCCGCAGTAGTAGACGAGGGTGGTGAAAATCTCCCGGGCCTCGGTAAGCGTCCCCGTGTCGCGCTTGCAGCTTTCGACGTGCCCATCCAGCAGACCGGCGGCGGAGGGGACCTGGGCGTCGAGCTGCGCCTGCACATCGGCCGCGAGGACGGTGTTGCGGTCCCGAGCCGCTTTGTAGTCGCCCGAGACCTGCGTGTAGACGTAGACCGGCACTCTCCATTCGGCGGTGAACGTCGCCACCGTCAGGCTCCCGGAGGTGAGCGGAGTCTTGGTGACCTCGCTTTCCTCACCGATCCAGACGTGTTCCGGCTGCGGTGGGACGGGAGTGCCGAGGCTGATCGGGACCTGCCCCGTCTGGTCCTTCCCCTGCGCGGTGTTGAGCGGCGCCCCTCCGGTTGCAGCGCGGGCGTCGAGGGCGGTCTTCAGCGCGTCCTGAATCTGATCGATCGCGCCGGGGAGGCTCACAGGACCATCGCGTCGATGTTGGCGTAGGCGTCCAGCACCGAGTCGATGTCGGGATACCCCAGTTGCCCATTGCGGGCGATGGCCTGCTGGATCGTGCCGACGTCGGTCTGATAGCTGATCATCCGGTCGTCGTCGAAGGCGTGAGGCACGGCGAGGTGACGGGCGTAGCGGAGCGCCGCTTGCTTCACCGGACCCGGAGGCTCCGCCATCCCGAACTCATAGAGCACCGAGCAGTTCTGCGGTATGGCCGTGGTTGCGGTGGCCCAGATTCCATCGACGCGCTGGATCACTCCGCCGGGGAAGATCTGAATCGCGTCCACGTTCGGCTGCGAGAGAGCGACCCCGCCCACGCTCACGGCGATGATGTCGCGGACGTAGATGTCGGGGAGTTGGGCGACGTAGGAACTGTTGCCGGGGAAGACCCACCGACGTCCCCGAGGTACGAAGGCGACGTTGCACCGCTGCTCGAACCGGGCCTCGACCTGATCCCGAACGGCCCTGCAGTTATCCGCCGAGTACGCCGCGAGCGTTCCGTCGGTGGCGCGGAGCTCCGCGATGGTGAAGTAAAAGCCGCCGACCATCTCAAACTCGGTGTAGCGCAGGCTTCCATCGCCAAGCGTCCAAGTGACCTGATACGTGTCCAGCACGTTCAGAGTCGCGGGCACGGTGAAGGAGAAGTTCCCGATGCTGTTGCGGGTGGCGGTGAAGGGCGAGCCTGAGATCGCTACGCCGGCCGAGTCCACCACTGCCGCGACGGCGGTTCCGGGAACGGGGTCAACGAGCGCCCCATTCGCGTCGTAGATGAGGAGCGTGATTGTGCTTCCGGATGCTCGAAGTACCCTCTGCAAGGTGGCTTCATCCTGACCGGGCGGTCACGCTCATTCCCGCCCCGCCGCCTTGCCCCCGCTGTCCTTCGCTCCCGCGAACTCGCGCGCATCCGAACCCGCCGCGTACCCCGCGCCCCCTGTTCCGCGGGCCAACCCCGTACCTTCCCGACCACCCGCGAGCCCGGATGCTTCCGCGATGGGGATGAGGACTCCGATGAACACGGTCGGCACGGCGGCCTGAGCGGTTGCCGTGGCGACGGAGGGCAGAAGCCGAACCTGCAGGCTCGGAACGAGTCCCTGAGCGGTGGCAGTCGCCACCACGGGGGTGACGGCGGCTGAGAGCGTGGGCACCAGCGCCGAGGCGGTAGCGGTCGCCTTGGCCGGCGAGATGCTGATCGGCCCGATAACCAGCGATGGAGTGAGGGCGCTCGCCGTGGCAGTGGCGACCGTGGGGTTGATGGTGACCGCGCCACCGCTAAGAACGAGGGTTGGAACGAGCGCGGTCGCGGTGGCCGTCGAGACCGCGGGAAGGATCGAGACCTGCAGGGTCGGCAGGAGGGCCGAGGCCGTAGAAGTGGCCACGGCGGGGCTGAGAGCCACCGTGAGCGACGGAGTGAGCCCGCTTGCAGTGGCGGTGGCAATCGCGGGAGCGAGGCTTACAGCGAGGCTGGGCATAAGTCCGCTCGCCGTGGCTGTCGCCAGTGCGGGGATGATCGAGACCTGTAAGACCGGGGCCAGGGCCGTCGCGGTAGCCGTTGCCAGGGATGGGGAGACCGAAACGGGGCCGATGACGATGGTCGGGGTGAGAGCCTGAGCCGTGGCGGTTGCTACGGGAGGAAGAACTCCGCCGACGGCGGGGGAGTCCAGTTGGATCGTCTGCTCGACCAGGACCGGAGGACCCACCCGGAACCTGCGCCCCATCCCGATCCGGGGGAACCGAGTCGGCGCGTCGGAGATGCCCTGTATCTGCAGGGTCGGAACGAGCCCGTCGGCAGTAGCGGTGGCGGGCGCGGGGAGAATCTGCACCGTGAGGGTCGGAGCAAGACCCTGAGCGGTAGCCGTGGCAGCCGAGGGCAGAACCGAAACCTGCAGGGTCGGGAGCAGCCCCGCAGCCGTGGCGGTCGCCGCCGACGGGAGCATCTGCACCAGCAGGGTCGGCAGGAGCGCGGTCGCGGTCGCGGTGGCTGCCGCTGGAGTAAGACGGACATCGGCCTGCAGGGCGGGGACGATCCCCGCTGCGGTGGCGGTTGCGGCTGCGGGAAGCAGGTTGACCTGCAGTGTCGGAACGAGCGCCGTGGCCGTGGCTGTCGCGAGGGCGGGCGCTATCTGAACGGTGAGCGTCGGGGTTAGCGCCGTCGCAGTCGCGGTTGCAAGGGGGGCATTGACGGTGACGCTGGTGACTGCGGTGACGAAGTCGTTGGAGGTCTGTGAGACCAGGATCGGCGGTCCCTTGCGGAATTTGTCGGGGCCGAACAGCGGCGTCGAATGGGCAGAAAGCTGCGTGTTCGGCGGGTTGTCGAGTCCGCGGGAGGAGAGCTCGACGATGATCCCGGCCCAGCGCGAGGCGCTCCACGTCGCGGCCTGCGACTGCTGGCCCCAGGCGTCGATGACCGCGTGCTCTGTCGTCGGCGTGGCGTAGCTTTCCGCGTCGACGAGCGTCCCTGTGCCGGAGACCGCGATCGTCGCGGGGTTGTTGACCGTGGAGAAGGCCGCGAGCACCACCGAGTCCGGTGCCGGCGGGACCGGGAGTGACAGCGTCCCTGAGTTCGCGCCGGAGAGATCGCTGAACGCCGTCCCGGCGACCTGCACGGTCTGGGCTGGGCCGTTGATCTGGAAGACCGACCACTCGCACCCGGTCTCCGAGCCGGGGGTGAAGTCGATCGCGAGCTGTCCCGAGCCGGGGGTCGGCCCTGAGAACGCCTTGTAGACGGTGATCCGCCTGATCGGGGAGGCGGTTGTGCCGAACGCCACGGTCGCCTGCGGCACGAGCGTCAGGCCCGCGCCGGTCACGGTCGCGATGTCGACGGGTGTGGCCGTGACGGTGTTGACGACGAAGACGAGGATGGTCGTGTTCGGTGCCGGGGCGATGACCGCCGTGTTGTATGTCGAGAGGTTCGTGGTGCGTGCGTCGGTCGTCAGGAGTTGAACGGGCAGCCAGGGCTGGAACCGCTGCTCAATGAGGACCGGCGGGCCCTTGACGAATGGATGATCGCGGAGGAGCAAACCCGGCACGGCTCCCCCTCTCAGACGGTCAGTTGAGCGCCTCCATCAGGAGGCTCGTCGTCACCACGGTGTCGCCCGCAGTCGTGGCCCGCGCTGCGGTGAAGCTCAGCGCGTTCGTCCCAACCGTCGTGTCGATGGTGGAGACCACGGTCACACCGGCCGAGGGGAAGGTCGCAGGCCCGTTGACCGACATCCCCACGGGAACGAACGCGATGCCCCACATCGAGAGCGTCCCGGCGGAACCGACCGACCGACAGGTCGCGTAGCCCTCCATGAAGACGTCGAACACGGTCGTCGAGGACACCGGCACGATGCCCGTCGAGAGAACGATGCACGCCGGGGCGGCCGCGGAGCCGTAGCACATCCCCAGGGTGATGGCGTTCGCGTTCGCGACGCACGTCCACTTGAGGTTCGCCGTGAGCTTCACGGTCTTGCCGATCGTCCAGTAGTTCGCCGGCAGGATCGTCGGGGAGGTAACGCCGACCGCCCACAGTTGCAACTGCGTCGTCAGCAGCGTGACGCCGGTCTGGTCGGCGGTGACGAACGGCTGGCGAAGGTCGCGGTAGTAGATACCGTCGGCGCCGCCCATGATCGGCGGCCGTGCCTTCCCCTCCCGGCGCAGTCGCGCCAGGTCGTCCCTGAAAACCGCGTTGCCTTCCTCGTCGACCCCGACCAGCTTCGGGTCACGGAGGATGCTCTCGAACGTCATGTGACCTCCTTCGGCTTGAACATCTCCTGCAACTCCGCTACTTCGCTCGCCGAGAGATGAGACATGAACTCGAGCGAGAGGTTCGGCACAAACGGGAAATCATCCCCGTAGAAGTCCTTCAGCAGCCGAATGAGGGACACGACGCGGTTGATCGGAACCGAGACCTCGAACTGCGCCATCGGAACGGAAAGCCGCGCCGGAGTAGGAACAGCGGACCCGGGCGTCGGCGCGAGTCCCCGAGCCACGGCAGGCGGAGCGTGAACGGCCACATTGCCGTGCTCGTCCCGCTCGATGCCGTCACCGTTCATGCTCACGACACGGTCACCGTGCAGATTCCGCCGGCCGCCCAGACGATGGTGAAGTTCGCCGCCGCTACGGTCTGGTCCGCACCCATGTCGACGTAGGTCAGCAGCGGTCTCGTCGCATCCGTCGCCGGCGAGGAGTCGTACTGCACCGCGATCCTGCAGGTGAACGATGCCGTGGTCCACGCCGCGTCCACTCCGTCGATGGCGTAGGTGTTCGTGCCGCCCGTGTAAGTCGGAACCAGCGACGAGATGGACACGCCCGTCGCGGAGTAGCCGGTGCCCGAGACTTCGTTCGTCACCGAGGACTTGTATTGGTGCGTGTCCTGGTTCGGGACGTAGGTGACGGTGGTCAGCATCGACTTCCAAACGTCAGTGTCCGCGTCCAACTCCTTGTTGAATGCTGACGTGAACGCGAGCCCGTACCACAGATGCGTGACGGCCATTTGCTATCCCTTCCCCCCATGCGTGGGGGTGTCCTTCGGGCTGTGCGTCGTCGGTGTCTTCGTGCCTCGCTTCTCACCGGGCGCCGCTGTTGCCTGCTCCACGTCCCACCGTCCGAAGCTGGTGACCTCCTCGAAGTGTTCCGCGACCGCAGCGGGACCGATCGCCTTCAGCAACGGCGAGCCCTTGGGGACGATCTCGCCCTCGGTCAGGACCACGTACGCGCCGCGGTAGGGCAAGGTCACGTTCGTCTTGGCGCGGTAGTAATCGCTCTTGGACGTCACTTCGCTGGTCCTGTTCCGGGAACCGAGCCGCCGCCTGAGCCTCCGCCCGGGGGCGGGTTCTGCACTGGCCCCTTCGGTGCCGGGTTCGGTGCCTGTGGTTCTGCCATCTCGGTCCTCCTTGGTGGAGAGGGGCCGGGGCCGTGAGGAACCCGGCCCCTCTCGTCCTGCTGTTCCTACGTGGTGCCCGTGCCGGCGCGGAACGCCACCGGGTCAAGCACCTTGGAGCCGTTGCGCCACCAGGCGAACAGGCCACGCTGTCCGGTAGGCTGCGCCCAGCCGGTGGCCGCGACGGCCTGCTGCACGAGGTTCGGGATGTACTCGATGTTCATCCCGACGCGATCGATGATCTTGAACATGGAGAAGTCGCCGAGGAAGATGTCCTTGACGCCGTTCACGATCGTCGCCGGTGCGGTCGAGAGCTCGTTCACCGGGTAGCCGTACAACCTCAGTCCCGTGTTGCCCATCCCGCCGTCCGAGCGCGGGTTGTTCGGGATCAGCTCACCGATGCGGAGCCACAACTGCGCGCCGCCTGCGGTGTCCAGCAGCCGAAGGATGTTGTAGACGGCCCGGTTCGCCACCCACTGCGCCCGTGGACGGAATCGCGGTGCCAACGCGCCCTCGATCGCGCCGAGGTTGGTCGCCGTGATGGTCAGGCCCGTTGCCAGCGCCGTGGTGCCGGTGACTCCGGTGGAGAGCCCGAACGGGTTCGGCGGGGTGCCGTTGCCCGAGAAGAACGCCGTCGCCTCTTCATCGTCCTTCGAGTCCGCGAACAGTCTCGCGAGACCTGCGTCCATCCCCGGCCAGTCCATCCCCGCCTCCACGGAGAACGCGACGAACGCCTGCACGCGAGAGCAGACGATCGCCGGCTGGGCAAGGGTCGGGGTGTTGTCGGTAGTGACCGCGGCCTCAGATGCACGCGAGGCCGTGATCGCCGCCGCCGTCACTCCGCGCCACTCGTTTCCTCCCACGAGCTGCTCGACGTTGGAGATGGCCCGAAGTGGGTTCACCACCGACGAAGAGACCGGAATGATCGTTGGGTCGAGGGTGAACACGATCGGGAAGCCCGTCGAGCCGAGGGTAAAGGCACGCTGCTCCTCGTTCGTCAGTGCCCCGACCTGTCCGCCCGATCCCATGAACTTCCGGAACGCCGAGCGGTACAGCGGCGACCCGGTCTTCAGGATTCGACGGGCCAACTGGCGGTCGGGGGTGTCGTGCTCGTCGAGCAGACGGGCGACGTGGTCCTGCGCCTGCTCCCTCGTCCACCCGTAGCCGGCGGGGAAGTGCGCGAGTTCCACCGCCCGCATCGCACGGTCGCGGTACTCCTGCCCGCCCCTCTCGGGGTTGTCCAGGTCCATCCGGATCGAGGAGGTGTCGTAGATGTCGCGCTCCTTCATGGAGGTGCGCTCCGTCTTGAACTCCACGGGCCGAACAACGTTCCCGTCCTGGCGCTCGAGGCCCTTGACGTACTTCTCACGGGCGTCGAGCTCGGTGACGCGCTTCTCGATCTCGTTGTTGACTTCGGTGAGCGATGCGAATCGCTCGCGGGCGTCCTCGGGGAACGGCAGGCCGGCGTACTCGTCGTTCAGGCTTGCGATTTCCTCCTTCACGCCCTTCTGCGCGTTGCTCAGCTCCTCGATGGAGCGAAGCTCGTTCAGATCGTTGACATCCACTGCAAGAACTCCTCCCTGGTGCGAAATCTGTTGGGCGGGGGAGGAGTGGGGCTCGGCCCCGGCTCCGGTGTCTTCTTCTTCTCAGCCTCGAAGTAGGCGGCGAACTTCCGCAGCCCGTCACCGTGGGTGAGACGTTCGAGCAAGACCTCATCGGTGAGAGAACGGACTCCCGCCGTCGCGGCCTGGTAGGCCGGGAACGTCACGGGGCCGAACTCCATCACCTGCGCTTCCTTGATCGTGCGCTCGGGGAGGCCTAGCTGGTTCGCGGCGGAGGGCTTGGGCTCGTTGACCAATTCCTCCTTCATCACGCGGAAGCGGAACGAGGCGCCGTACGCGCCGGCCGCGAGCCCTTCCCGCAGCAGCGGGTCGACGCTTGGGAACAGCGGGACTTCGTAGTAGGCGCCGACGTCGTCCTCGGACAGCTCCGCGATGTTGCCCAAGACCTTGTCCCCGAGCGCGGGGTCCTCGCCGTGGTTGAACGTGACCCGCATGGCGTCGCGGTTCTCGGCGAACGTCTTTGCGAATGCCCCGGGGGCAATCCGCTCCATGAACTCGCCCTCGAACCAGGAATCGATCCGGGTCCACTCGTTGAACACAGCGAAGTGGCCGAACATCGTGGGCGGGCCCGAACCATCGGGAGCGTCGCGGACCTCGATCGAGCCCCGAGGCATGGCACGGACGAGGTTGTCACGCGGCGGGCGTTCGGGAGTGCCAGCGCGGACGTCGTCTTCGGTCTTCACGGGTCCTCCTCCATCTGCGCGATTGTCATTGCCCCGTCACGCTGCCCCGAGGAGCAACAGCTCGTCTTCGGGGATTCCGACCACTTCCACCGAGGCGTACAGGTACAGGTCCAGTTCCATCGATGCCGAGAACTCGATGCCCGGGTAGGCGATGTGCTGCGTGAACAGCGGCATCCGGACGTTGCCGAGGGACTGAACCCCCGCATTCGAGGCTGCAGGAAGGTCCCCACCGAGGCGAAACACGCCGAGAGCGCGAGCGCCGAGCCTCATGGCGCCTTCAGGGTGAATACGGCCTGTTGACCGACCTCGACGCGCACGGGAGCGCGGAGCGCCTGAACGTAGAAGGGAGGGCCGGCGAGGAGAGCAAGCGCGGACACACTCCACGGGACGGTGTCGAGGTTCTCGAACGGTTTGCGGACCTCGAGGCCTCCGCTTCGGGGAGCGGTCCAATCGTGCGGTCCCACCGGAGTCTTCGCGATGACCTGGCCCTCGGTGCCGATGAGCGCCAGCAGCTTCGGGGGGTGAGGGCCTTCGAGCAGGAAGACTTCGCGGAGCGTGTCGCGTCCCTCGGGAGTGATGGTCATGGCTCGGTCGTCCTCAGTACGACGACCGAGAGCCCATCCTCGATCTTGCAGCTCGTAACCACTTGCCCGCTGGGGCCAGCAGCTTCCAGTCTCTCGATGCAACGCACCATGACCTCATGCGGAGAGCGATCTTGTGCCCCGTCGAAGATTCCAACGGCGCGACAGAGACGGGCGATATCCTCGAAGAGCAGGTCAGCATCGTTCATTCAGGCTCCTCGATCAACCCCGTCGCACGGCCTTGCTTATCCCGTTCGATGCGCTTGCGGGTTCGCTTCTGCTCCGGAACGTGAACGTCGACGTGGACCTCGGGCGCAACCTGTTCGGGAGCCTCGGGAACGTTCACGTTCACCACTGGGGGTTCCTGAGCCGGGACCTCGACCTTGATCTCCGGGGATTCGGCCGCGGCGACGTTGACGGTCACTTCCGGAGTGGGTTGTGGCGGAACGTCCACCCGAACCTCCGGGGCGGCCGGGTGGACGTTCACGACTGGCGCGGGCTGCTCGGGCATCTGCACCGTGACTTGTGGCGAGGCGACCTCCACCCTCGATTCGGGGACGTAGACGTCAACCTGCGTCCGCATCTCCGGGAGGGTCACGTCGATGTTCTGCGGGAACTCGTGATGGCCGTTTCCGTTGCTCACCGCCGCGAGAACTGCCTTCATATCGGCGTCGTATTCCGCTCGACCCGGAGGCGCACCCGAGACCGGGGCGGGTGGGGGCGGAGGCCCGATGGCGGCGGCGCCCGCCGGCTGAAGCTGCACCGAGAACAGGCCGGTGTGCGCACCAGTCAGGACCGAGAAGTCACCGCTCGTCACCGCCTGCACGACCGGGTCGGGTTCATATCCCGCGTCGACGAGGAACCGAATCGCCTGGGCCTGCACGAGTTGGACCGCGGCTTGGTCCTTCGAGTCCTCCCGCAGGAAGGGAATGTGCTCGGCGTCGTACCAGAGGCGGACTCCGGTGGGGGCGGGGACGATGGTCTGCAGCGATCCGCAGGCGTTCCCCCAGAGCCAGTGCATCCTGTCGCCGAACGTGCGGCGGAACTGGGCGAAGTTGGCGTATGTGCCCGCGTCGAGGCCCTTCGAGGCCCCTGCGACGATGGCAGGGACACCGGAGGCCATCGTGATCCGGTTCTCGCCCGCCGCCTGGGTCTCGGCGAACTCCATCTGCTGCATATTCGCCCCGACGACCTTCGCATCCGCTCCCGCACCGAGGTAGAGCGTCTTGTAGGCGTTCAACGCCCCCCGGTGGTTCTGCTCGAACTGGTTCTTGAACGCCGTCACCCATTGCTTGAACTTCTCCACGTCCTGCGCCGGGGTTACGATCGCGAGGTTGACGGTGGCGCCGTTCTCGAAGAACGAGAGCTTGTGTCGCGTGGCGGAGGTGTCGGCCTTCACTTCGGCGATGACGGGGTTCAACCACGAGAGTCCGCGCCAGGGGGAGAGCGGGTCGGGGATGGGGGCGAAGTGCGCGACCTGCTCCGGGAGGAACACGATCGGGTCTTCCGGCGACCCTCTTCCCCCGACGTGGTAGAGGTAGCCGAGCACCTGCGCTTCGGGGTGCCAGGCGCTCATCTCGTTGTCCGTCCGGGACCCGGCGATGATCGTGACCCAGTCGGGGCGGAGGCGAACGAGGCCGGGGCGGGTGCGGGCGAGTGCGGTGAACGAGTTGCCGGCGAGGTCGGCGTCCTGGATCATCCCCGCGAGCAAATCCTGCGTCGTGCCCCCCGGCCACGGCGTCTCAAGAACCGCGAGGGCGGGGGTGCCGAACAGCTTCCCCGGCTTGCTGTTCGCCATCTGCTGCCACTGAAATCTCGCCTGGGAGAACAGCATGATCCGGGCGAGCTCGGACGCGAACACGATCCCGTTGGACTGATAGGCGTAGTTGACGAGGCCTTCGTATCCCGGTGCGATCTGCTCCTCGCGGCCGGTGATCGTCGTCGAGGGAGTGACCGGGTACGTCGTGCCGTTGAACGAGAAGTAGTCGATCCAGTCCTGGAAGCTCAGCGGGTAGTTATCGCGCTTCTCGGCTGTCCCGGTGACGCGGGCGAGCAGCGCCCCCGCTCTCTGAAGCGGATTCACGCGCCCATCTTCGGGCGGTGGTCACGCTATACTTCGGCTCGGACCACTCGGAGCCGGCCTACGCGCCGGATTGCGGGAACTCTAGTGCGCTGTTTCAGGCGACCGCCCCGACGAGTGGTCCGTTCTAGTTCACTCGCCAAGTAGCGTCGGGATGCTGCTCAGCCCAAGCCAGCAAGATTGAGCAGGCATGGCCCGTATTGCCCTCGGTGGGAGCCCAATAGTCCGGATCGCACTCTGTTCCCAGCCGTTGAACCGCAGCGAGAAGCAACTCACCCGTGTCTCGGGCCTTCTGGCCGTGAAGATCGCGGAAGGGAAAATGCCGGGCGTAGTTATAGGTCACGTTCAGATCGGCCTCCGTTGACCCACCCACGACGTAAGTTCCCCCGTCCTCGAACGACTCGACTTGGACGGGGCCATTCTCATCCTCAAGCGCGATCCAATAGCTCATCATCTACTCCCAAGCAATCAGGATCTCCGCTTCCGGTGGGGCCTCCGTAGCGACCTGTGCCGCCATGACGAGAGCGATGAGCGCGTCGATGACACGCGGGCGCCGAGGGTCCTTGTCGAGCCGCCATCCGCGGCCTGTTTCCTTCACCGATCCGGCCATGACGTGAGCGCGGAGCTGCGGATCGCCGTCGTGAATCAGCTCGCCGGAATCGATCAGGCGATACAGGTTCGCACTCGCCTCCGACATTCGCTCCGGTGACTGCGGGAACTTCGCCACAGGGATGCCCTCGGACTCGAGAATCTCCCCCGAGCGGCGGAAGGACCACGGGTCATAGGCCAGCAGGCGCAGTTTGAACCGTTCGGCGACGTCTCGGAGCGCGTTTTCGACCACCTCGAGCGACACAGAGCCATTCGGAGGTGGCGGAATGACGATTGCCTTGACCGCGAGTCGCTTGCCCTGTTTCGAAACGACCGCGATGCCCGTAGAGTCGTGCTCAACCCCGATATCGACCCCCACGAACACGTCTGAGCCCTCCAGGATGGTCATTTCCGGGTCTGCCAGGGCGTCCCAAACCTCTGGCTCCATCCAAGGCTCCTCGCCTTCCGTCCAGAGGCCGCAGGCGAACCGTTTCCACTGCCAGGGGGTCGTCGCGGGGTCGTCGTGCCGCTTCCGGAGCTTGTCGAGGGTCTGCCAGGGCGCCGGATTGACCAGCTTCACGACCTCGAGGTCGTCGACGTCATCCCCGGGGTGCGTTTTGTCCTTGGGAGGGTCCAGGCACCACTCGTGGAAGGCGAATGCGCCATCGGGAGAGCGCACGTAGTTGTATTTGCCCTCCCTGCGGAACCCGGGCATCTTGTGAGCGGCATCCCGCAGCAGCCCCAAGGGGGAAGCTTGGTCCGAGCCGGCCGTCGAGATCGTGATCATGCGCCCGTTTCGAGGCCCCAGACCGTCCCGAACGGCCCCGTAAAGCTCGATCGACTTCGCCCGGTGCAGCTCGTCCACGATCCCGAGGGTGACGATGATCCCGTCCGCCGTGTCCACGTCAGCGGCGAGCACCTTGATGAATCCCTCGTCGATCTCGGAGTAGATCGTCCGCTGGACGGTCCGCATGAGGGGTTTTCCACCCCTCGAC